CTGGCAACAAGAGGCGTTATGATGGGAGAACCCATGACCAAAGCGATCCTCACTCTTACGAGTTTGGTTGCGGAGGAAATGGCCATTCGGGATTTCGAAGAAAACCCGGACGGACCTATCAAGACGCCATGGAGATGCTTCGCGGTTGGTGGCGATGATCACATCGCCATCGGCCCCGATCAATATTTGAACAGGATCACCGCAAATTTCTTGGCTATGGGCTCACTCATCTCGGAAGAGAAACACGGTATGTCCCGCTTAGCGGTCAAATACTGTGAGAAAGTCTTGTTCTTTAAGAACACTGACCTTCGAGTGAGAGCACATCAAGTTAATTTGTCCACCTATTTCTATGAAAATTCGATTTTCGTAGACTCCGTTAAAGTGAGACTTCTGTCTCCTTTATCGAAGGCCATTGAGGTCAAGAATGACCGCAATATAGCAATAGGCAAAGCCAAAAGCCTGGGCCGAACACTTCGTTGGTTAAATACTGAGTATTTCCCAATCAAGTGGATCCGCATGGTGAGGGAGCGTTTCTTTCAAAGAATGAAACACTACCTCCCTGCGTTCGGAACAAGTCTTTATTACCAGTCCCTTCTACCTCAGGTATTAGGGGGTCTGGACTTATACATCGAGGACGAGTTACCAAAAGCTTTGCTTCGGTGCCCTCTTCCCACTTTTCAAGTAGCTTGTAAAATGGTGGAGGGATCGATCTCGATGTATGAGATGAGAGAAGTATCTGGATATGTCACTAATGACGCATCCAGAGGAATCTCAATTAAAGATAAGATCACGAAGAGTCACATGACCGAAGGTCTTGACCATCGTGAGAATCTAGGTCTTCAGGACCTCAGGGAAAGATACTTTCCTGAGAACCCTCAAGTATCAGTCCGCGAGATCTTCTCACGAGCTAAGAAAGAGGGTTGGTTCCCTGTCAATGATGCGATCGCGTTGGCGCTCCGAGGTTATGAGTTCAATGAACTTCTAACCAAGGAGTCAGGAGTTGTCGTGTTTAACACAACACCCTGGAGAAAACGATACCAAATACTTTGGGACCGTTTAATCGACAACGAGTATCATCCATCGGATGAACTAGTAGGAAAGGTTGTTTCTACAACCAACTTCGAAAAATTCAATCCAGTAAGGTTCATTAACCTCGATCAAGAAACGATACGTTTAGCGAAAGATGTTAATGGGGACTTCCTCTTCGATGAAGATGGACGTCTTGTAACCTTGTCAAGCACGTTCCGTGAGGAGCTTACAAAGGGAATGCCGGATCTTAAGATCCATGTATTCGCTTATAAGCCAGATGCGATGGTTCCTAAGGAACCAGACATTCCTGACGTGCTAAAAGCCAAATCTAAGCAACAGAGGCTTCTTCGAGAAGCCTTTGGTGATTCCGGTGATGACTCGGACGTATCATCCGTGCCATCAGACTTCGAACTCGACCTTAAGGCCGGATCAGAAGCCAAACCAGAATTCTCTACCATTACGTTACGTAGTGGAAAGAGACTTAGACTTGGATAACACAAGAGACGTAATGGACTATCCCGAAGGATTTTCCACGAACTCTTTGCGTAAATAGCGCGCATGGTAGTT